CTTTTTCGTCTTTTTAAGGAGCATATAATACAATGGACAACACAACGACAGTCACACCTTTCTCAAGTGTAGGCTATCTTACTTACAAACGTACTTATTCTCGCAGGTTAAACGAGGCTGATCCTAACAGCCCCACTGAGGAATTCCCTCAGACTGTGGATAGGATTGTTAAGGCTGCTAACGAGCAGCTTGGATGTGGATTTGATGAAGCGGAGCAAGAGAAGCTTCGCAAGTATCTGCTTGAATTGAAGGGCACTGTTGCTGGACGATTCCTGTGGCAGATGGGAACTAAGACTGTTGACAAGCTAGGCTTGTCGAGCCTACAAAACTGTGCGTTCACTGTTGTCGATAGCCCTGTGCGTCCATTCACATGGGCTATGGATTTGCTTATGCTGGGGAGTGGAGTTGGATACAATATTCAGAGGAAAAATATTGACAAGTTGCCTGTCGTTAACGTACATTTTACTTGCCCTGAGCGCCTTGATACTTCCGACGCTGATTTTATCGTGCCTGATAGCCGTGAAGGTTGGGTCAAGTTACTTGGTAAGACTCTTAAAGCAGCGTTTCTTTCGGATAAGCCCGGAAGCTTCACTTACTCCACTATTAATGTCAGAGGCAAAGGCGCTCCCATCAAAGGTTTTGGAGGCACTGCGTCAGGTCCAGAGGACTTGTGTTGGGGCATTGAGAAGATCTCTGAGGTACTATGTAAAAGAGCTGGCAAAAAGATTAGACCTGTAGATGCACTAGACATCATGAATATTATTGGTGCTATTGTGGTGGCAGGTAACGTGCGCCGGTCAGCACAGATTGCCATTGGCGACCCGGATGATGTTGAATATCTGCTGGCTAAACGGTGGGACATGGGTAACATTCCTAGCTGGCGAGCTATGTCTAACAACAGCGTGGTGTGTAACAACATCAATGACTTGCATGAATACTTTTGGGATGGCTATGAAGGTAAGGGTGAACCTTATGGTTTGATTAACCTGTCCCTGTCACGCAAGGAAGGTCGCTTAGGTGACACACGTTATCCTGATCCTGAAGTACAAGGATACAATCCCTGCGCTGAGCAGTCGCTGGCATCCTTTGAGACATGCTGCTTGGCTGAGATTTTCTTACCCAACATCACATCGTTTGATGAGTTCGTTGACGTAGCCACCATGCTGTATCGCATCAACAAGCACAGCTTGAATCTACCCTGCCACCTGCCTGAGACAGAGCACATCGTTCACAAGAACATGCGTATGGGTATCGGTGTTACTGGTGTGCTGCAAGCTTCTGAAGAACAGAAGAGCTGGCTGGAAGAGGCTTACAAAAAGCTTCGCACCTACGATGAGTGGTACAGTGCCAAGCATGAGTCCAACAAGTCCATCAAGCTGACCACTGTTAAACCCAGCGGTACGCTGTCGCTGCTGCCGGGTGTGACACCGGGCGCTCATCCGGGCTATGCACAGCATATGCTGCGCCGTATCCGTATCTCTTCTAACCATCCGTTGGTTGAGGTGTGTCGGCAGCATGGCTATGACGTAGAGTACCAGCGCAACTTCGATGGCACTGAGGATCATGGCACTGTGGTGGTGGCATTCCCCTTTGCTTTCCCTGAAGGGACTAAGCTGGCTGCTGACATGAGTGCCATTGACCAGCTCGAAACTGTCAAGTGGCTACAGAAAGTGTGGAGTGATAACAGTGTTTCTTGTACTGTTTATTACCGCCCTGAAGAGCTGGATGACATCAAAAAATATCTGAAAAAGAATTACAAAAATAACCACAAAAGCCTATCTTTTCTGTTACACTCTAATCATGGCTTTGACCAAGCACCTTATGAAGAAATTTCCAAAGAGGAATATGAGGCATACGTTGCTAGGACTAAGCTTATCACGCATGTTGCCGAAGCTAACATCGGTCTAGATGACGCAGACTGTGAGTCAGGTGCATGTCCAATCAGATAGAAGGAGCTTTTATGGTCTTATGTAGATTCCGAAATGGTTTCGGTTTTGACATTGAATACAACAGCGAACTATGTTACATAGGCGTCAATCAAGAAACCGAAGATGAGTATCTCCTTGCATTTGAGGGGATAGTTATTAAGCTTCCACTAATTCAAATCCATATCGGTAGTATGGAAGAACAGTGCAAGCTGCCATGATTGAAATCAACATAGATGACCAGATGCTTCTGGAAGCCAGAGATAAGGCTGCTGAAATGGGTAGACTGAGAAACTCAATACTCAATGGAGGTGGCAGTATCGCTGGCTTTCTAGGCGAGGCAATAGCTCAGAAGGTCTTAGGCGGTAAGCTGGATAACACTTACGAATATGACCTAGTACTTGACTCAGGTATTAAGTTGGATGTTAAGACGAAGCAAACGTCTGTTGCTCCTTTGGATACATATGATTGTTCGATTGCATCCTTTAATACCAAGCAAGACTGTGACTACTATTGCTTTGTCAGGGTAAAGAAAGACTTTACTGTCGGCTGGTATCTAGGTGTTTACGACAAGCACCAGTATATGGAAGACGCCGTGTTTATGAAGAAGGGTGATGTTGATCCAAGCAATGGTTATACTGTCCGTAGCGACTGCTATAATCTAAAGATCAAACAATTGAAGGAGAAGCCATGACAAAAGACCGAAGCTCTTTGTTGCCTTTTCAATTCAAGGAAGGCTACTATGCTTTCAGCAGAGGCTGGATTAAGAATAATTACAAGGAAGGAACTGACAAAGCCAAAGAATGGCAGCGTGGTTTCGACACTGCTTACTTCCATAATCTAGACAAGATTGAAGCTGCCCGTAGCACAACCGGATAGTGCAACAGCCTTCTAAGCTGTAGGTTAGAGGTTCGAGTCCTCTCGGGTGGACCATGCTCTGCTAGTTAAACGGTATAACAGTTGATTTGTAATCATCAGTTGGCAGTTCGATTCTGTCGCGGAGCACCAAAAAAAGAGCCAGCTTAGTGCTGGCTTTTTATTTATCTTCTTGAGGCTAACCCGCCCTGTCGAAGCTTTGGTGTTAGCTGCCTGACCTTTTGTGCAGCGTTCTTGTTTATCTTCACACCTTTACTCTGGTCGCTGGCAAGTGTTAGATAGCGTCTGAGATTTCTAAGGTTCTTACTTTTTTGAGTAGATCCTCTTTGCTTCATCAACTCCGCTACTCTATCTAACGTGTTGAAGAATTTGTTAGATGAGTCTGCAATCCAAATATCATATTTTTCTCCACCCCAAGTCTCAGCTGTTTCTATATTTCCTTTATCAGATTTTTTCATACCCTCTGTTATACTACCACCTGTAAATCTTTCTCCTTTTTGACCAAGTGCTTCAGTGGTTTGACCTAAATATTTTTCATAGTTAGAACCAAACCCTTTGCCGGGTGAAGCCAGCTTTGCCTGATCTAAAAAGTTATTCAAATACTTCTTTACATTTCTGTAGTATTCTTCTTGCTCTTTCGGTGTAAAGTCTGTCTTATAGTTATTATCTTTAAAATATTTTACTAAGCCGGTTCTTTCTTCTTCTATCTTTCCCGCAACAGAAAACTTTTCACCTGCCATCCTCTTGCTTTTAATCAATACAAGTTTATCAGCTTCAGGAAAAGCATCTTCTTGTTCATGATATCTTTTTGTTCGTGGGATACCCACAGGTCTTGCCACAGTTTCAGAGCCTGTAAGAGATCTCATAACTTGATTAATGTCTCTACTGCTCTGATAAACATTCTGCGGTATGTTAACTCTCAAAAATTCATAGTCTTCTCTAGGCATCAATGTACGAAGAAAATTTTCTGCTCCTCTACCACCAACATCTTGAGCAAAAAACGGGAGGGAGAAATCTGTCTGAAAAGAAATAGCTCCTGTATTCAACTCAGAATGCCATGTGCCTGAATATTGAGAAGGCACTCCAAAACCTCTTTCTACAAGATTATCAACAGCCATTTCACCTTCTCTGCTACCATGATTCAAAACAACAGGCGGGGTATTCTTGTACTTCTCAGCTAGATTGTTATAGTCTTTCTGCTCTTTATTAACCAGAGCTTTAAATTTCTTCATAGATTGAGCGTTAGCAGGATCTGCTTCAGCTTGATATTTAAATCTGTACTCTCCCTGTGCCTTAGCTAAGACAATCTCATCGTTGTCTGGGAACATCTTAACTATATCAGGAAAGCTATTAATACGAACAGCTTTAACTTGGTCAATCAATTCGTTTCTGTCATCTTTAAATTCAGGTTTGTTGGGCATCTCTACAACACCACGACGAGCCTCTGGCTTTCCAACATAAACATTTTTCTTTTGTTCGTGTTTTTGAGCGTAGTAGTCTACAGTTTCATTGTAGTAATCTTCAGCGTAAGACTCACCCGGAACTTGTCCCTCAGCTTTAGCAAGCATAGCTTCTTGGTCAGCATCAAGACCAGTGGTTTTACTAACTGCAAAGGGGCTTTCTACTTTCTCAACTTCAGAAGGTTTGTAAGGATTAGGAAATTCTTTTTTTAGTTTAAGCTTATCCATGAAACTAAGCCCACTAAACT